AGATATCAAGATATTAACCAACTTATGAATGTTGGTCAAGTGAGAGAAGATTACTCACAAAAAGCTCTTGAAGACGCTATTGCTAGATACGAATTTGAACAAAACAAACCATATACAAAACTACAATCCTATTTAAGTGCCGCATATGGTGCTCCAATGGGTCAAGTTACTAAAACTACTCAATCAGGTGGTGGTAAGATTGTATGTACAGCTATGAACGCTGAATATGGCTTTGGTAGCTTCCGTAATGCTATCTGGTTAGCACAATCTAAAGATTTAGACCCAGCATACGAAAAAGGTTATCATACTCTATTCTTACCATTAGTAAACTATGCCTACAAAGCAGGTGAAAAGAATACCCTACAACGCATTTTAAGGGGTATTTTAGAGCATATCGCAAGACATAGGACTGCTGATATATGGAAACAAAAAAGAGGTAAAAAACGTGATGTTTATGGCATGATTTATCGTGCTATTTTAGAACCTATTTGCTATGTAGTAGGAAAGGTAGCTAAATAATGTTTAAATATTTTAATCCCTTATGGATTATTAATAACTTTTTGCAACCATCTCTTGGTCCAGAAATTTTAGTGCCAGCAGCTATTGGAGCTGTAGGTTCTGCTGCTATGGGTAAAAGCCCTGTTACTGGTGCATTACTTGGTGGTGCTACTGGTGGTATTTTTGGTGGTGCTGGTGGTAATTTGTTTTCAGGATTTAAAAGTGCATTACCTTCTGCTACTGGAACTGGTGTTCAGTTAGGTTCTACAGCTGTAAATCCTTCATTAGCATTAAACGCTGTAGATGACGTAGCACTTCAAAACGCATTTAATACATCACTTCCAACAAATGCACTAGGCGGTGGTGGTGCAGGAATAAACATTAATCCATATCTTAATGTAGCTGATGATGGTTTAGGATTTGCTGTACCTAGTTCATCTGTTTCTGGTATTCCATTTAACCCTATAGAAGATCTTACAGAAGCTCAAATTAGTGCATTAAATCCTAGAAGAATGGTTGTAGATACACCACTCACGTTTGGAGAAAGAATTTCTGATTTTGGCTCTAATATTATACCTAATACTGTATCATATGCCCAACAAAATCCTATGATGGTATTGGGTGGTGGTCAATCACTTTTAAACATTAGACAACAAAATGAAATGGCAAATAAAGAAAGATTAAAAAATGCTGTTGCATTAACTCAACCAATTAGGCAAGGTCAATCTAGTCCAATGACTGGAAACCTTTTGCAAGTTAGAAGGATAGTATAATTATGGCAGATATTCAAGGACTATTAGATACATTATTTCTTACAAGACAAAGCCCTGTTGCAAGTCTCTTGTCTCCAGAAGAACAAGAAAGACTTAAAACACAACAGCTAATTGGTACTGGTGTTGGTTTAGCTACTGGTATTGCACAAAATTGGAATCAAGGTCCAGTTGGTGCTGCTTTAGGTGGCTTTACAGGTGCAACTGCAGGTAGACAAGCTCCTATTGACTTTGCAACTAAAAACTTTATGACTCAAACTGAATTATCTAAATTAATGCAAGATATTCAAAAAGGTCAGTTTGAAAATAAAAGATTTGCAAGAGAAGAGTTTGGTACTTTAGGATTGGTAAATAAATATCCACAATTCCAAAATTTAATTTTAGCAAATCCATCTGAAGGCGTTAAAGCTATAGCTGCTACAGATCCATTATTTAATAAAGATGTTAATTTGTTTGCTAAATCTATTAATAAATCACCAGATCAATGGACAGATAAAGACTATAAAGACTTTAATATTTATAGCCAACTACCAACATCTGCAGATGCTGCAAAAGAAGAAGTTAATCGTAAAAGAGCTACTTATGACACTGGTGCTACATTTACTCCAATGACAACAAAAGAAACATTTTTAAATTCATTGTCAACTCAAGGTCAACCTACAGGTACACCTCAAGGTCAACCTTCAGGTCAGCCTAAAGTTCCTGTTCAAGGTCAAACCTCAACTGGATTTAAACAACCAGAAAAAGAAGTTAAGCAAGGTCTTCCATTAGTTGAAAGCTCTGCAATATCTCCAAAAAATAGAGAGCAACTAATTATTGAGCAACCTAAAGCTACTACAGCTACAGAATATGCTTTGGGATCTACAAGAAGAATTAGAAATACTGTAAATAGAATTTTAGATAACCCAAAGTTTTCATCAGCTTTTGGTGTTGATGGAGCAATTAAATCTTACATTCCTGATACTGAAGCTGCAAGTGCTGCTGCAGAATTAGAAACACTTAAGAATCAGTTATTCGTAGAAGGCATTACAGATATGAGAAATGCTTCTCAAACTGGTGCTGCCGTTGGTAACGTCACAGAAAAAGAAGGTAGCAGATTTGAAAATCTTCGAGGCTCATTACAACAAAAGAAAAAATTTAAAGATATTGTTGCTGAATTAGAAAGAATTGATAAAGAACTTGCATTGGCTGAAAATCGTATTTCTAATGCTTACAATAGAACGTATAGACCAGCTGACTTTATTGTAGACCCATTATACACTCGTGGTTCTTATAAAGCACCAACATCATCTAGAGACGTTCCATCAAATATTCAATCAGGTGGGCAAGGAAACTGGGGAATTAGGGAGATAAAATAATGGCTAGATTTGAAATAACTGCTCCAGATGGTAGATTATTTGAAGTTACAGCACCAGAAGGTGCATCTCAAGCTGAAGTATTAGCTTATGCACAACAGAATTTTGGTCAACCTTCCCAACCATCTATTGGTCAAAAAGCGTTAGGTGTAGGTGAAGCTGCATTATCTGCAGGAACAGGTGCTTTCGGTCAGTTTGTAGGTAACGTTGCTGGTGTAGGTAAAGAGTTTCTTACTGGTGACTTTGGTAAAGGAACTGCTGAAAAAACTGCTGCAAATGTTCAACAAGCACTTACATATCAACCTAGAGGTCAAGTTGCTCCAGAATACTTACAAAATGTACAAAATGTTGTAGAAGCATCTAAAATAGCACCTACTCCAATTACTGGTGCTGCTAATATTGGGTTTAGAACAAAAGCTAAAGTTCCTCTTGCTTCAGACATTAAACAACAAGCAAGTAATCTATACAAACAAATAGATGATGCTGGTGTTGTTATTAAATCAGATCCATTTAATGAATTTGTAAATAATGTCAAATCAAGTGTTGGTAGCAAAGTTCGTGAAGCTAGAAATCCTAAAATTGTAGATGTTTTTAAAGAATTAGATGAAGTAAGAGATGCTCCTGTAACATTACAAAAAATGCAAGATTTAAGATCAAGCATTTCTACCCTTAAAAAATCTAGTGAAGCTTCAGATAGAATGTTTGCTGGACAAATTGTAGAGCAATTAGATGACTTTGTTGAAAAGCTAGATGCAACAAAACTTGTTTCTCCAGCTAAAGGTGATTTAGATGCTATTAAATTAATTCCACAAGCAAGAAATTTATGGAAACAATCTAGAAAATCAGAATTGCTAGATGAAATTTATGAAAAAGCTGGTATGCAGCCTAATGCAAAATATGATGATGTTGTATTTGCTACTAAATTAAGAGATCAGTTTAGAAATTTAGCCACTAATAAAAATAAACTTCGTGGATTTAGTGCTGAAGAGGTTAAGGCTATTAAAGATGCTGCTCAAGGTGGAAGAATTGAAAACGCATTACGAGCTTTTGGTAGACCAATGCAAGCTAACATTAATCAAGGGCAAAATGTAGCGGCTTTAAGTATTCCAGCTTTAATTGGTTTTAAAATTGGCGGTCCAGTTGGTGCTGCTTTAGGTGCAAATGTAATTCCTGCATCCAAAGCAATATCTAGAAGAGTTGCTGGTACATTAGGAAAACAAAACTTGCAAAATGTAATTGATAATATTAAAACTGGTGGTCAACCATATTCTGGTATTAATCTTATACAAGGCAATACTACTCCATTAAATGCTGCTGGATTGTTAGCACCATACATGACAGAAGCTGATGACTACAAGAGTCTACTATGATTGAATGGAATGATTTAACACTTCCTCCCATTAACTTATATAACGCACCGAAGGTTTAAAGAATGAGTAATGAAATTGATCCAATACAATATGGCAAGTTAATTGCTGAAGTTCAAAATTTACAAGATAAAGTAGAAAAGTTAGAAACTAATATTGACCTATTACTAGAACTTGCAAACAAATCTAAAGGTGGATTCTGGGCTGGTATGACAATAGCTTCATTTTTAGGTGGTTTAGCTACATTCTTTATGCACAACATTTTAGGAAAATAAAATGAAATCATTTCTGTATATAGTAATACTTGCCTTATTTTGGTCTTGGTTATTTAGTTATGCAGAAAGTAAAGAGTTACCTAAAGAAATGTCAATGGCTACAGAAACTGGTGAAGTAGTATTGACACTAGAAGAATGTACATTTATTAAAATGGGTTTGCGTGGCTATCCTTATGCTGCGTATGCCACAGAAAATGGTCATGCTAACCATGAAGGTTGCTGGAAGAAAGAATCTGTAAACAATATGGAATCAGTATTAATTTACTTTCCAGAAATAGATGCAACAGCAGTCTACAATCCACAACTATTTAAACCACGTTCAACTATATGACATTCATTACCGAGAACAATATAGCTAATCTATATTCGGCTTTAATAGAGTTCCCTGTATTTGATGAATATAAATTCCCACCTGCATCTAAAGTAGATTTTGTAGTCAATAATGATCCAGAAATTTATGGAGAATATTCACCACCAGAACATGGTGATCCTCATACAATTACTATTAGCACAGCTAAATGTGGTCATTTAGATACAGTCATCAAGACTCTTATGCACGAGTTAATACACATGGCAATTTACATAGAATACCCTAATACAGAACGCTATGTAAAGCATGCTGGTCTCTTTAAAAAACTTCAAAAACGAGTAGCCACTAAATACGGTTACGATCCAAAGGAGCTATAATGATTAGTTCAGTCGCATCTTTAATTCTACCAGCTTTAGTCCCTGCATTTAGTGATGGTGTTAGAGGTATCATAGCTAAATTTACAGGTGGTGCTGGTGGACAACCACAAAACGTAGAAGAACGAGTAAAACTTATGGAAGCTGAAGCTGCAAAACTACAGGCTTTAGCTGCATTAGATGGTGTCAATGGTGAACCTTCTAAATGGATTATTAATTTAAGAGCATCATTCAGATATATCATCATTAGTGCTATAATGTTATTCACAGGCATTATAGTCTTTAATCCAGAAGTTGTTGGTGCTGGTGTAGTGGCAGTATTTCTAGATATGACTGGAGCTTGTATGTCTTTTGTTATTGGCGAAAGAATGTATCTAACTCTTAAAAAATAAGGATCATATGATAGTTCTACACTTTATGAATTTTATTGGTTTATCTTTTCTTAAATTAATTATTGTAACTTTATTATTTATTGCTATGGGCTTTTCTTTAGCATTTATGATAGCTATGGAACAATTAACATACGCATTGGAATATATTAACTCTTATGTTGATTGAAGTAAAAAGATTCGACTTTAAAGATAATTACACTGCTGGTCGTATGTATATAAACAATTTATATTTTTGCTACACTTTAGAAGATAAAGTTAGAGAGGGTAAAAAAGTAAATGGACAAACAGCTATTCCTGCTGGAACTTACGATGTTATTATTGATGATTCTGTTCGTTTTCGTAGACCAATGCCACATATTCTTAATGTACCTAACTTTACAGGCGTAAGGATACACTCTGGCAATACATCAAAGCACACAGAAGGATGTATATTACTTGGTGCTACATATGCTGGTAAAGACTTCATAGGTAACTCTAAAAACGCTTTTGATATATTCTTTGAAAAACTTAAAGCAGCTAAAAAAGCAACTATTAAAATATGGTAGAGTATTTAATCTGCGATATACTTTGTGCAATAGATCATTTTAAGTATATATTACTGTTTTTATTGCTATATTTAGTATATAATAAGGTATCTAATTACTAGAGACTCTTATGAAAATTTTAATGATTGACATTGAAGTATCACCTAATACAGCTCATGTATGGGGTATCTATGACCAAAACATTTCAATTAACCAATTACTAGAATCATCTTATACACTATGCTATGCAGCTAAATGGTATGGCGAATCTAAAATTATGTTTGACTCTATTCAAAAGTCTGGTAAGAAAAAGATGCTTGAATCAGTCCATAAGCTATTAGACGAAGCTGATGCCGTAGTGCATTATAATGGCTCTAGATTTGATATACCTATCTTACAGAAAGAGTTTCTCTTGTCTGGTATGAACCCTCCAGCACCTGTTAAACAGATAGATTTATTGCAAGTAGCAAGAAGACAGTTTAGATTTGTTTCTAACAAACTAGACTATGTAGCACAAGCTTTAGGGCTTGGTAGTAAAACAGAACATGAAGGTCATACATTGTGGGTTAAGTGTATGAATAATGATCGTAAAGCATGGAAAACTATGGAAGCATATAACAAGAACGATGTTGTGCTTTTAGAGAAAGTTTACGATAAGTTTAAAGCATGGATTAAGTCACATCCAAACCATAATGCGTATTCCGCAAATACATGTTGTCCAAATTGCGGTTCACGCAAATTACATTCTCGTGGTACTCAAGTTAGTTTATCTAAAGTTTATCAACGCTTTCAATGTCAAGGATGTGGTTCATGGTCTCGTGCAGTAAAATCAGAAAAAGTAGCAAAAGAAGCAGTTATCAGCATATAGGAAATATTATGAATTTAGAAAAATTATGTGAGCATATTGTAGGAAAAGAAATTGTAGAAGCAGAAGCTTACTACGGTGAAGATGTGCTTATTTTAGTTTTAGATGACGGAAGCCACATCGAGATTAGTGGTGATGGGCTTTCCGTTTATTCTGAAATTCCAGATTTAGACGATTAGTCGTCTACCATCTCTAGCCTTTGTAGTTGAGCTGTTACCTCTGGCGGATTAATAGCTTCTTCATCACGCATTACTTCTACAAGTTTATTCTTATACCATTCAGATTTAGCTAAATCCTCTTCTGGTCTACCTTTGAATGGGTATCTTAAATCATACTTCAATTTAGAACCTTTTAGGTATCCAATAAACTCTTCCTTTGTTAAACGACTAGCAATAATATCTATTGCCTCTAACCCACCTACCAAATAATGCTTTGGATGATTTACATTATCCATACTTAACTCCTCCTTGATATTTAATAACTGACCTATCTTGCAAAGGAAACATTTGCTTTCCTTTATTTGCTGCATTACCCATTCTTGCTACCATAGTCTTACTTAATGTTGGCTTTAACTTTAATAAACCTTTAGCTTGCAATTCTTTTAACTTAATACCATTCATCTTAAAATGCCTTCTAGCATCTGTATTAGTTCTACATTGAGGCGAATCTATAAATGCTTGTATCTCATCTATAAATTGCCTATTATAACTTTTTGGTGCTCCCATGTCAAACCTCTACCAAAGATGATTTAATATATTTGAGTATTCCATAATCTCTTCCTCGCATTGTACACTCTAATAGCGTATAGTCAAGTAATAATTGATCTATTTTACGTCTATTATATGCAGAATGAAATTCTATTAAAAATACAAGTGGAAAATTTACTAGATTTTCTAGTATCTCAATCTCTGCACCTTCTGTATCTATCTTCATAATGTCGCATCGTGGCAAATGTTTAGATGACATTACTTTAACCATTTCACCTTCTTCTAATTGCCTATCACCTTGAAACAGGCTAGATTCCCCACAGTTATCTAAACCGTAATACATCATGCGTTTACCATCCTCTTTGCCTATTGCTATATTTCTAATGGCAATGTCAGTACCTTCTATGTTCTGTCTTAATAGGTCATAATTAGCATTTATAGGCTCATAGCAATCAATCTTTGGGTTTTTAAAGAACTCATGTGCCCATACCGCAAAGCCACCTACGTTAGCACCTATGTCTATGATATAAGGATTTTCTATAACTCCAAGTGTTGCATATTCACCTTGAAATATTTTGCCTACATGGCTAATCATGTTATTCGGTATAATCATACAAGCCTTCCACTATACTGATAGGTTCCCGTATGGACTAATTGTGTCCAAGCAGCACCATGTACCTTTAAACCATTGTCACGAGCTAGTTTACAGAAATGATAGTCTTCTGATAGCAAGTGATTATTTTCATCTATACTTGTAGCAAAGTATTCTGTGATCTTATCGCCTAAATCAGAATTGTCATTGGTATCATTCATATTATGAGTGTATGATGGACATTTTTCTTTTAGCTTCTCAAACACTTCACGTTTAATTAACATAAAGCCTGTACCGCCATGCTTCACTTCAAAAGGTTTATCTGTAGGAACTAGGTCTTTTTCATTTACAAGATTAACTACATAATCTCCTGTAAAGTATTTTAGTTGGTGCTCTGGAACTTTCTTGTCAATAGCAAACTTTACACCAGCCCAATTTATTTCTTTTTTGGGATACACGCCACAAATAATATCTACATCAGCATCAAGCATTTTAAAAAAGTGTTTTGGCTCAAAACTAATATCAGCATCTATGAACATCATATGAGATGCGTCACCTTTTAAGAAGTCATTCACTAATGTGTTACGACCACGAGTAATCAGGCTTTCATTATAAAGAAATGAAAAGTATGCGTCTATGTCTTTAGAGATAAGCCATGCCTGTAGCTTTAACATTGATTCTAGATATGTACCATAACACAGCCCTCCGTACATTGGTGTTGCTATAAATAAACTAGGTTTCATATCTTACTCCATGTAATTGTTCTATAATTCTTGCAAATTGTATCATTCTATCTATTGTCATTGGCTCATATCGTGTTGGAAAAACTTTACTATAAGCATCAATTATTTGTTCCTGTGTAAGTGGTTTAAAGTCCATTATTTGCCTCTGTTAATCTCTTGCTATCATATTTTTTAACATTTGTTACTTTAACAATATTCTTTGTATCTGGTATTAATGGCGTGATTGTAACGTTATGCAGTTTAGATTTAAGGTCTTTAAACCATGACATTTCTTTAGGTTCTGATGTCATAATTCCAGACCATACAAGTGTTCCATTTCCATCAAATTCTTCTACAAGCCACGCTAAAGGTTTCATTAATAAAATACCATCCTTCCTATATGTGTTTTTTTTCTTTTACCAAACCATTCTTTTTTTGGCGGTATAGAGTCATCATGGAAATATAAAGCATTTGCAACTGGGTTAGCATATTTATTATGAACAATCGTATCAATAACCAATAGTTTAGTCTCCAAATACGCCCTTTCATTAACTGGATGGTGGGACTGATCTTGCACAGCAAACTGATTATTAGAATAAACGACAGCACATACAGAATTACCCCAACGACCATCACGAACCCTATTCCGTATAGTATTAATGACTCCAATTTTTTCCTCCAATGTTCTTGTATTAACTTCGTGGTAAACAGCGGTAGCATAACACGCTATATCTAGTTCTAAAGCATTAATGTCCATTTGGTTGATAGAATCCGCTAACTAAAGGCATAATGACATCAGCACCTATTTTGTTAATAACCATTTCTCTAATGTTGTATTTGCTCATGCCAGCTAAATCACAACACAGGTCATAAACATCGTTATCATCAAATAACCATTGTATAGCATCTACCTTGTCTCGTAAAGCTAATTTGTTTTTAGACTTTAAAGTTGTTATAGATCTTTCAGTTGCATTTCTTTTATATTTTTTAGGAACATACATAGCGTCATCTATTGTTTGGTATAGCATTGCTATCAATAGTTTAGCTTCTGGAAGCTCTGAAAGCCTATTATTATCGTCATAGTCTACTACATCATCATCATAATCCATAATCTCTCCGTATTTTCATTAGGGTAAAATAAATGTTTATTAGTTGCTTTTGTATTGCAAAAAGAGCAATATATTACATACAAACTACTTTGTCTTGCATCTATTACATACAAATATGTTTGTGTAGCAAAAATCGTTAATTTTTACATACAAAGGACATAATCATGTGGACAAAACCATCAGCAACTGAAATGCGTTTCGGCTTTGAAGTTACAATGTACGTTATGAACAAGTAATACATTTAGAGAGGGTGTTCCTAGAAAGGAACATCCTCATCTACCTCTGCCTGTTTAGGCTTCACATCACCATCTTTTAGTTGTACTGTTCCAGAAATAAACTTACCGTTCTTTCCTTCACGAATCCAACCAGCAATCCTAAACTCAATACCATCTACGTTTGCAATCCCAGTGTAATTTGGCTTTTTAGGATTGTCCCCCTGATCGTTCTTAAACAATGTAAAGGTGTTAGTGTTATCATACTTTTGTTCTGCCATTCTTTTCTCCTTAAGTTATCTAACTGCGTTTTTACGTCTAGTATAATGCCTTTTTACTACCGACCCTCTAAATGCGTCTGGATTTTCTTCTAATATTTCATCTATTGCCGCATGTAGTTTTTCCATATAAGGTGCTTGTCCTTCCTCACCTAAATCCCAAAACTTTCTTGGCGTTAAACCACTAGAAGCCATCATAAGTTTTAGTCTTTGTTCTTCTGTTAGTCTCATTTAATTTCCTTTAGTTTGTTGATTACATCATCTACTTCATCTAAAAACTGCTTTACTTCTGATTCTAACTCTTTTTGGTAAACAGGGTCTGCTTCCACACGCTTTACGAATAACTGTAAATGCTCTGGAAACATTGGGTTATAACTAACAAAATCACACCATTTACGACCCGTCACCAAAAGCTGAAATTGCACTTGCGGTATGTACTTACTTGGAATATCTTGAGTCATCAATGTTTCTGTATGCGTGCTTCCCATAGGACATTTAATTTCAAGAATACCATCATCTCCAACCATACCATCTGGACTTGCACCAGCTTCCAAAGTAGGATGTTTAATGAATCCTACTTCTTCCACTGCCCCGAATTGTTGCACATATCTTTCCCTAGCATAGAACTCTCTATCAATTCCATCTTGCATCGCTTGGTTTACATATGTTTCTTGCCTTTCACCTGTAAGTCTTTCACTTACTAGCTGAATTTTGTAGTTACGTCTAGACGCAGATTCACCACTCTTAATCTTTGCTAGAACATCAGCTACACGACTAGCCGTAACTTTGCCTAGTCGTGCTTGAAACCACTCTTCTGAACGCTGTTCCATTAGATAAAGTCCTCTGCTTTGGTATCTTTCATTTTGATAACAGCACCAGCACTAGCATCTACCACGTCAGATTCAACAATCTCAAGGGCTGCCACCCAAAGATACCTGCGAATGTATGTCTGAACCGCCCCCAAATTTTGCACCTCATGGCAACCTTTAAGAGCAGCAGTAGACATAGGGCTTGTAATTTGTGTTTCTGAACCATCTTCAATATCTGTGATAGTTAATGTAGCAATTTCTGTACCAAAAGATACAACTCCACATAAACTTAAATCATCAAATATTTTTTGAATAACTGGTAAAAAATCACCTAGTTCAAAGTATTTATATCCAGCAAATTTATTATGCCCAGATTTAGTAAGATTAGTATTTTGTAATGCTAATCTAGCTTTCATTAATTTTTTATAAACTCCCATCTTGCTTGTCTCCTTTATGTATTTGTTTACTTCTTTCATTTGTTGTTGCATCATTACTTGATCGTGAAACATTTGTTGATCCATAACGCTTCTCCCATTCGTCATTAGATTGTTTAAACTCTTCTACCATGTCATGCAATATTTCTGATACTCGTCTTAAATTAGATGCCATAAAAAATACCCCCAAAATATTACTAAAAACCACTTTACCACATAATAGAACTTTTGTGTAAACTTTTTTTGCAATCGTTCATTAGTAATAATACGAATAAATCTTTCCATATCAACTCCTAAACTAGAACAGCCACTATACTCCTACTTTGTATTATTGTCAACAACTATTTTAATAGGGTGGTATTTATCCGACTTTTAACTTCTTGACAAGATTTTAAATAGGTGTTATAGTCATGTCTCATTTTTAATAAGGAGACTTAAATGAACTTTACGGAAGCTGTATCACACTTTAATAACTCAAGACGCAAGATGGCATATGCTTTAGATATTTCTATTCAAGCTATTCAGTATTGGGCTAAAGAACCAACTAAAGATATTCCAAAGAAACGTGCAGAGCAAATTGAAGAAATTTTAATTAAGAGAAGACAAGCCGAAACTATTCCACAAGGAGAATAATGTGAGAATAAAAAATTGGGACAAGTTTAATTATTATAATGTTTCTAATCCAAAATACAGAAAAGAGATGACATGGTTTAAGATTTATGGTAGAGATATTTTAAATAATTTAGATTGGTTTAAACTAACTTCAGATCAAAAAGCAACACTTTTTGAGCTATGGTGTTTAGCTAGTCAAGATGAAGGTAATTTACCTAGTGTTGATATTATAGCATTTAGATTGCGTAAAGACAAAGACTATATAATCAATATGTTAGAAGTTTTATCTGAATGGCTTTGCACAAATTCCGCCCAAAGTGCAGACGATGGGCAGACAACATCCGCCCCAGATAAGATAAGAGAAGATAAGATAATATCTATTGTGCGATTCGAAGAGTTTTGGAAAGAGTATCCAGTCAATAGAAAAGTAGGTAAAAAACCATGTATGGATAAATGGGCTAATAAGAAGTTGGATAGCATTGCAGATAAAATTATTACTCATGTTAAAGCAATGAAACAATCTAAACAATGGAAGGATGGATTTAATCCAGCACCATTAACTTACATCAATCAAGAACGATGGGAAGATGGAATTGAAAAAGTCAGAAGTCAATGGGATGGTGTTAAATGAATATAGGTGAAGCATTAGAGAAGTTGACGGTCAATAAGGAAATTATAAATGAATATTACAAGGGTGAAAATAACAATGCAGAATTTCTTGTTAAGAGTACGGATGTTTTTACTGAAAGTGTCGTTTCATATTTTAATTCTGAAATACACAGCGGTAAATCGTTGGGCTTCATTAAAACGGAAGATGACTTCAAAATAAGACCTGCTGAATTAACTGTATTGACAGGAGTTTCAGGACATGGTAAGTCAATGTTCTTGTCGCAAGTTATTTTATCATTAATGAAACAACAAACTAAATGTTTAATTGCATCACTAGAGATGAGACCTGTGCTTACTATTGCTCGTATGGTTCAACAAACATTAAAGTCATCAGAACCTACGGATGATTTTATTATAAAGTTTTGTGAACGTGCAAAAGATAAATTATATTTGTACGATCAAACAGGTTCAACATCTAGTGAAGACATGATAGCAACATTGTATTGGGGTAAGCATGTGTTAGGTGTAGAAGTATTTGTTATCGACTCTCTTATGAAAATGTCAGATATTTCTGAAGACAATTACGAGAGACAAAAACTTTTTATAGACAGACTTGCTACTTGTTGCAGAGATTTACAAATACATATTTTTTTAGTCGCACACACAAGAAAAATGGCAGACGAACATGAAGTGCCAGATGCTACTCACATTTTAGGATCGAGTCATATTCGCAATTTATGCGATAACATCCTCTGTGTGTTCCGCAATAAGAAGAAGGAATATGATATTGAAACAGGTGAGAAGACAGAAGAAGAATTAAAAGGTTTACCAGATTGCATGGTGTATTTACAGAAGCAACGTAACTATCCTGTCGAGGGTAAGTGGGGATTTTGGTTCGACAAAAAAGGACTAACATACAAGGAGAGACCGTAATGATAAAAAGAAAATACACAAAAAAAGAAGTTTTAGTAATGGTTGAAATAAGGGTTATTGAGTCAAGATTAAAATTTAATCAATCTCTTAATCCAATTATTAAAAAATTATTTGGTAAATACCTTTTAGATATTTATAATAAAGGTGGCGATGATATGTTAGCTGATTGGAAATATTTAAGGGCTAAATTTAAAAAGTTAGGAATTAAATGACAATAAATGATTTTATAAAAAGTTGCAAGGAACTATTCGGTGATGATATAATATACAAAGCGACATCTAAAGACGGTGTAACTTTTAAATCTAAAGGATGGAGAGATAGTTATGATTCGGTTCGTTTTAACGAAATACAACCTAGAGAATTTCTTGGAAAAGATTAAGACTTTAGACTTATCTAAACGATGGAGAGTTAATGTGAATGAAGAAAAAGCAGTACGTTCACTAGAGCAAAATGAAAGATTGTGGTCGCTATATGGGTCAATAGCTAATTACATTGGTGAAGATCCTAGCACTGTTCACGATTTAATGGGATATAAATTTTTACGTTACCAAACTGAAATAGCTGGTAACCCTGTGGAGTTAGTTAAGTCTACTACAAAACTTTCTACTCACGAAATGGCTCGGTATCAAGAGTCAATAGAGCAGTGGGCGAGTCAATTAGGTTGGAGTTGGGAACTATGAAACAACATAAATGGCATAAAGAAATAAAACATTTAGCTGATGGCGGTGAAATAGAATACAGAACAAAATTAGGTAAAGGTATTTGGAGTGATTGGTCAGTTTGGGATGAAGATTATTTTCCTGAATTTAACAACGATATAGCAGATGAAGAATACCGCATTAAACCACAACCTAAAGAGCCTAGTATTGAATGTAATTGTTATGGTGATGGAAATGTGTATAGAGGAACAAGGAGTAGTGATTCAACAATTAAAACTTATACATATCCACAAGATTGGTTAAATAAAAATCCTATTACACAACCTAAAGAGCCACAATATTTGTATGTATGGAATGTATTTGGAAAAATAGTATTTACACAAGATAAAAATGGTATTGTTATTGATACATGGGACCCAAAAGTTCCTCCAAAATGTATAGGCAAAATTAAACTAGAGGTAGAAGATGACTAATTTTACTCATGCAGTTGTTGATGATGGTGAGATTATTCGTAAGCATCGTTGGTCTAGACGTGAAGCCAAATGGTATAAAGACACTCACCCAGATGTGCAAGTTATAGAATTACCTAAAGAACCTGTTAAGCCATTTAATACTAACGACTATGAGGAAGCACCTTTTTAATGAATTATAGAAACAAGAAATTGTTAGAAGCAGTTCGTGAGTTTCCTTGTGCTATGTGTGGAAGACAAGATGGTACAGTTTGTGCTGCTCATTCTAATCAGCAACGTGATGGCAAAGGCACAGGAATTAAAGCACATGATTACAGAATCGCTAGTCTTTGCTATATGTGCCATGATATGATAGACAACCATAAAGAGTTAGATAAGCATGAACGAGTTGAAGCATGGGAATCTGCTCATCGTAAAACTATTGGTTGGTTGTTTGAAAAGGAGATCATTAAAATTGGGTAAAGGTTCTGGAAGAAGACCATTATTAATTTCTGAAAAAGAAGCAGAAGATAATTGGAATAAAATATTTGGAAAGAAAAAACAATCTCGCATTGATACTGTAGGTCAAAATGGTAATGATGGATTGCATTATGAATACGAATTAAACAAGTCAACAGGTGAAGTAGAAAAACGTTTTTTTGATGGAGTATCTAAACCTAACGAAAGTCAATTTGATGACATCTGAACATATACCATTTCCAAATAAAAAATATAATATCATTTACGCAGACCCACCATGGTCATATAAAGATAAAGCATTGTCAGGTAATAGAGGTGCTGGTTGTAAATACCCAACACAATCTGCTGATTGGATAAATTCATTACCAGTTAAAGACATTGCCGATAAAGATTGTATTTTATTTTTATGGGTTACCATGCCAAAACTTAATGAATGTTTTGACTTAATAAAAGAATGGGGTTTTGAATATAAAACTTGTGCGTTTACTTGGGTTAAAAGAAATAAAATAGCAACTACTTGGTTTATGGGAATGGGTAGGTGGACTAGAGCTAACGCTGAAATATGTTTATTAGCAACAAAGGGAAATCCAAAAAGAATTAATGCAGGTGTTCACTCTGTAATAGATACACCAATAGAAAAACATTCAAAAAAGCCTGACATTACCAAACAAAGAATTATTGAGCTTGTAGGTGACTTGCCTAGAATAGAATTATTTGCTAGACAAAAGTCTGAAGGATGGGATGTATGGGGGAATGAAGTATAATGGCAACTAGCCCAACGCAGTTAAGTCTTAAGAAGTTAAGAGAAGAAGGATACCTTGTTGCCATTACAGAACGATGGAACGCATTTGCAAAGATAAGACAAGATATGTTTGGATTTATAGATTTACTTGCTATTAAAGATGGTGAGATACTTGCAGTTCAAACTACATCAGCTAGTAATATGTCAGCAAGGGCTAATAAGATTGCAGATAGTGAGCATGTAGGAACTGTTCGTAAGAGTGGAATGAAAATACATATTCATGGGTGGGTTAAATCTGGAAGAAAGTGGGAATGTAAAGTGATGGATGTATCGTGAAGCCACATCAAAGACAATACGAAGTGCATGGCAAGTCAGTCAATCTAGAGAAGTTTAGAATACATATTTTAGATGTCATCGAGAATGACGCATTAACTATTCCACAAATAGCAGTTGCATTAAAGACTGATGCTAGAAGACTTATGGGGGTGTTGTATAATATGCACGCAGCAGGTCTAGTAAATGTCAACAAGCAGAATAGATTTCTTATATTCTCAAAAGTTAAAGTGCCAATGCTACAAGACATATATCACCCTATGCCAGACTTTAGCGATAGGATTAAAAGTATTTATATTCATTCAAGCGAGGAATAGATGCACATAGACAGGTTAAAGCAAATACTAGACGATTGGGCTTTGTGGATGCACGCACCTAGCACAAAGTTAGGATACCCTAGCAAGTCATTAGGTATGATTAGCGGTGGAGAGTCTACTAGCGATGCCTTTGAAGACATGGTATCAGAAATGGATATGACCAATGTCAGAACCATTGATGCGATCATAAGCAGTCTTGAGCCAGATCAAAAGGATGCAGTTTACGCTAGATACCTTAAAACCTCTAAATACGATGATTATGAATACCAATTAGCACTAGCCTTTGATAACATGCTAACTATGGCTTCAAGGCGTATTGTCGCTTGACAGAGTAATATGTTTTATGCTATAATTCGGTTGTTGGGATAGTCTCGCCCAGCATTTCCGTAGTAGTTTTAAGCCCTTGTAAATAAAGGGCTTTTTTTATGGGTAAAATATGAAAAAACCTACAACAAAGAAAGCTAAACTTGCTAAAGTCGGCAAGGTAATGAGTGAATTCAAAAAAGGCAAGCTTCATTCAGGTAAAAGCGGTAATATTGTCAAGTCCACAAAACAAGGAATTGCAATCGCTTTATCAGAAGCAGGAATGTCAAAGAAGAAAAAGAAGTAAAAGCATACCTGTAAAACGCATGCAATAGCATTTAGACGCATTATCTTTAAAAAGATATAGTCAGGTAGCATAGAAATAAAAAAGGCTCTAAAAAGAGCCTTAAAATCGTTTTAATATACATTTCAGGGTAAATTCAATTACTTTGAATAAGATCGAGAATATAGAGACTAAAACAAACCCTATTAAGAAGTCCATAATTACTTTTTCTAGGTCTCTATCCATTGTTAGCTTTCATTTGACTTTTAATAATTGATTCAGCTTCTTTTTTAGTGTTAATAAAATAGTAGTTTTTAATTGTAGATTGATTGTAAATAATTACATCATTTAAGAATTCTGATAGCCTTTTATTGTTAAAATTAGCAATAGTTCTGTTTTTAAAGTCTATAACATACATTATCTGTTCTCCTTGTAGTCTATAAATAACTCTAAAGCTAACTCTTCGGCTTCGTTATCGGTCATAGGGTCGCAATAAGACATATCATATACTAACAAATCATCTACAAAAAGCATGAAATGGTTAGTATCAGAGTCATAAGAATAGGAATAATTATTCATAATAAGGTCTCCATGATCTTGTTAGCGTCAATTGCTTCACTATTATTAAAATTTTTGTCTCGTTCTTCTTCTGATAAATACCATTCTATATGGTCTATAAAGACACCCTCTAAATCAGAAGAGTATTCGATGCCATAATGATAATGATTATCAGGGTTATCAATATCACTACATTTGTATTTATATTGAATATCAGACATATTAAACCTCCAAATTAGAAATTTCAGTATTAAGTTCTGATAACTGATATCGCATATCATCTAAATACTGATTAATTGTAAGATAACCGCTGGGTGTAATGCCTCTACTGACATCTTCTAAATTGAGGTCGATAGCGTGTAGAGCCTCTGTAATATAGTCTAGTTCTATTTGCATAGTATTACCCTCCTTTATTAAGGTTGTTAATCATAGTTTTAAAATAACTTGTAGCGTTATGATAATCTACATTATAAGATTTTGCCTCTTCTCTATCCCAATAATTAGGAATATAGAATAAGCCCTCTTTATTTTGCTTAACGTAATCTTTGCTTAACTCTTTTATATAGTCTATTTCTGTTTGCATGATATAGTCTCCTGTAATGGTAAATCATCTTCAATACTTATAACTGATACTGATTCTTCAGCATCTAAATCAAATAGTTCTGAAAATATCCATGAATCAGGTCTATTATAGTTAGTTTCATTGTAAGAAATGTCAAGTGTTATTATGGCTCGCTTCATTTTGTAGTCTCCTTTGGTAAGATCATGCCTATTTTGGCATTTTCTTCTTTTGCATAGTCCATAGCGAATTTAAAAAGCTCGTTTGCAGCCTTTTCGCTAGGTGCATAATAATAGACGCAATTCGCAATAGATGATAAAAGACCCGCTAAAATTTCATGATCGGGGTTTTCATTGACAAGCGATATATTTTCAAGGGCGTTTAAGCCCTCGTTATAACCAATGCTAAAATTTTCATTAATCATTTTATAGCCTCCTAGTAAGATAAGATTAATAATAAGAACATATAAAAGTTGATAAAGCCTAATAGTAATATAATGAAGTTCTTTGTCAAGTTATTCATTGTTTAATCTCCTTAATGTAAAGATTGATAAATAAAGTCATAGTTATCTAGCATGAATAGATTATCAGATTCAAACTTATTGACAAGATAATTTAAAATATAATCCGATAAAATATCGTCTTTATTTGATAAAGCCTCTCCAAAGGTATAATGAGAGATAAAGCCGTCTCTTGACGTAGTTCTCTCCTCTAAATACTTAATGAAGTCTTTATCACGTTTAAAGGTTATCATCAATAAAGCATTGTCTTTTTCTGATATATTGCAATTAATTACATCTGTTGAATAATTATAGTATTTAGGGCTTATAAGGTTTAAATCCTTAAAAGCTATGTCAAGATCATAGTTATCTTGAATCCATGACTTAAATTCATCTGTAAAGACGTTTATATAATCTTTAAAGATTGTCTTATAGTCTATGTTATCGGCTATCGAATCATAATCATAGAATCCGTTATCATCTGAATAATAAGACTCAATAGCGTAGTCAATGTTATCCATATGAATAGAGTCATAAAAGCCGTTAAAGCGTATATTGGTATTAATCATTGTATAATCTCCTTATAAAGTAATAATACATAAGTTTATAATGTTGTCAAGTATTCCTTAAACATTCTTTTAGCTTCTTTAAGCGTGTAGAAGTAATATGTTTGTTTAATATATTGGTTATCTTTAATATCTGATATTGTATAAGACCCGTTATAATTTCTAGTTATTGACATGGTAATAATCTCCTATTCATTGTCAAGTTGTTTATAATAGATATAGCCGTCTTCTTTAGCATTGAGTTCTTTTATAATAGAATCAATCTGAAAAGGGAAGAACACTCTATCAGATCTTCCTATTAAGTTATTAAGTTGATCTTTACATAATATATAATACATGGTATAAGACTCCTGTTATTTGTCAAGTTTAAATAAAACGTAGTTATAAAAGGGAATATATAAATTCCCCTATATACTAGTTAAGATTCTCAAGGATATAAACTCCCTGTTTAATCTTTGATTCTATCTCTTTGGTAGATTCTCCTAGAAAAGCATTGCGATATTTAGATGTAGTTCTAGAATAGTTATAATATACAGGGTCAAGATAAGTAATAACCTTGTCTTCTAGTCTCTCAATCTTTACGATAATAGACTTATAAGATTGAAAGTAAGTCTTATTATCGTCTGTGATAATGAATTGATTAGGTATATTGTTATAAGACTTAAGGCTTGTCATGTTTTTAACTTGCATGTTTATCTCCTAGTTAGTTGTCAAGATTGACAATGTAATAATATCTCTAGTAAATAACTTGTCAAGTATTATCTATAATTAAATTGTAACAAATTGTAACAAGCTAAAGACTTGTTATGTATATATAAGGAATAATCCGAATGAATGAAGAAGTATCTATAAACCCTGTTGACAATATGGTCACTCCTATGATAAGCGATGACATAAATACTATACAGGATAGCAAGGAGTTAATCCCTGTTGACGATCTATCTAAAGACAATGAAGAAGGCGGTAAAGTAGGAAGACCCCCACACCTTGTAAGTGACGACACCCGAAATAAGGTTTATACTTTATCTACAGTAGGCACACGCCATGAGGATATAGCCTCCGTACTAAACATATCACATGATACACTTGTCAAGTATTACAAAGAAGAACTTGACAAAGGTCGTATTGAAGCTAACGCATCTGTAGCAGAGACGCTATTTAAACAAGCTAAAGA